GGAAAGAGCGGGGCGCTGACCGTATGGCAGTCAGCGCCCGAGGGATGCCGTCTCTCAGGCGGTCTTGCCGACGAATGCGGCGAGCGCGTTCGAGTCGGTCAGGATGACGCCAGCGCGCAGGATGCCGCGCCATGCGATGGAGTCCTTGTCGAAGGCGAACTGGTCGCTGCGTTCGAGTGCGAGCGAGTTGACCACGCGCATGATAACGCGGTTGAACGAGCCGAACAGGATCGTGGCTTGGCCTGCGCCCGGGTTGGGAAGGAACGGGTCTTCGATGACTGGGTAACCATCGAGGACCGCTGGCCACCCGGCCTGCAGGGAGGACTGCCAGAGGTAGCGGCCGGTGGTGTCCTTGATCTTGCGCAGGGCTTTGACCGCTCCGGGGGAGACGAGGAAGGCGGCGCCGACCCGGTATGGCGCGATCACCGAGGATTCTAGGTCGATGATCTCGTCGAATGTCGGCGTGATCGCGCCGCCAGTGACTGTGAGTGTGATCGCATTGTCCTTGCCGTCGCCGGGCAGGAGCGCGTCGAGCGCGTCCGAGTCGATGCCCAGACCGACGTTCTGGCCGATGGCTTGGCCGACAAATCCTTCGATGTCGATCGCGGAATCCTCGATGAGCTCTCGCGGGGTCATGACGATCTGCCCGTATTTCGATGTCTTTGAGCTCACCTGGTCGAACGACATGTCGGTGCCGCCGATGGTCGCGCCCGGCTTGATGTTCTTCTCGGCTTCGCCGTAGCTTTTGACTCTGGGCCAGAGGATCTCCTCGCCGGTGCTGGTGGACAGGGGCTGCGCTCCGGCCTGCAGGAGGCCGCTCATCTGCCGCAGCGGCGTGATCAGGGATTGCGCGAATGTCGTCGGCACCAGTTCCGAGCCTGCGCCCGTCTGGCTGGGGTCGGTGGTCAGGGCGCGTTTGAACGCTCGCGCGAGATCGGTTTTCAGGTCGATGGTCTGCTTCGTGGAGTTGCGTTCCACGAGCAGCGAGCGCAGCTGTTCGCTGATCCCGTTGTCCTGTGCGCGGCTGGTGGTTTGCGGCATTTTGGATTGCGTGCTGATTTCGTCTCGCAGCAGGCTGATGGTGGAGTCCATCGCGTTGAGCCGTTTCTTACATTCGTCGGAGGTAGTTTCCTCTTCGGGGGTGAAGCTGCGGGTGGCGGCGATTTCCGAGAGGGGCTTGACTTTCTCTTCGACGAACTTGGTGCGCTCGTTGAGCAGTCGCTCCAGCGCCTCGTTGATTGATTCCATGATCATCCTTTCATTGAGATCATTGACTGGAGCGATGCCCATTGGTGGAACGAACGCTCATTATCGCCCGCGCCGGATGGCGTGGGAAGCTTGGTTTCGATGGTTTTCTTGGTACGGTATTCTTCGAATGCGCGGCCGAGTTCGACCGAGCTTGTCCAGTAGGCGGGGTCGGAAACGGGTGCCACGTCCACTAGTTGCAGGCTGGTGACGCGCGCCACGTAGTCGTCCTGCTCGTCCATCTCCCAGCTCATGCCTTCGGGCAGGATGTAGAACGCGAAGCTGCTATAGCTCAGGTCTCCGCGTGCTGCGAGCGCTGCGGCGTCTCTTCCGGCTTGGGTGTCGGGAAGGGCGATGCGGTAGCGCAGGGCGTCCTGGTCGGCGGTGAGGGTGAGGGTGCCGGCGTTGGTGGTGGCGAGCAGGAGGTTGCTGTCGTGGTTCAGGCGGGCCATGACCCGCCCGTTCTTCTCCAGGTCGAATGCGCCGTCGTCCAGCCGCATGAGCGCGGTGGGGTCGATGATCTCGTGGTAGCCGCCAAGGTCGCGACTTTCGGTGTTGAAGGCGATGGCAATGCCTTCGAGCACTCCGGGGGATGATTCCGAATCGTCGGCTGTCCGGAAGATCGCTGGCTGGGGGCTGGCGACGCGCTGCAGCTCGTGCGGGATGGTGATAGTCATGATGCCTCCTGTGTGCTCGATGTGCTTTCGGACACGGATTGTGATGTGGATTCGGACGTTGCTTGGCTGCTGCTCTTAGTGGTGCGATACCAGGTCTGCCAGTCGTCGATGTCCTGCATGCTGAGCGCGGAATCGCCGTTGTCGACGCGGGCTTCGGCCAATGTCAGGGTGCCGTTGTCGAGACGTTCGGACTGCACCTTCGCCCACGTGAGGGCGTCGGGCTTGCTGCGGGCGTCGAGATCGAATCTTACGAACCGGCGCGGCGCGCCGAACGGCTTGTCGAGGTTCGCGACCGGGGAGAGCGCCTGCTGCAATCGGATGGCCCAAGGCTGCAGGGTGCGCAGCACGAGCTTGCGCTCGTTGCCTTCCACTGTGCTGTAGGTCAGGCTCGAGTCTTCGCTGCCGCCAATGTCGCGGGGGTCCACGCCGAAGATCACGGCGATCTGCGTGGCCGAGGCTTTGATAGTCTCGAGAAACTGCAGGTCGCCGGCGTCCAAGGTGACTTTCTCGAATGACCAGTGCTTGTCCAATGTCGCCACGTCGCCGGGCTTGACCGAATCGCGGAAGCGCTGCTTCGCGGTGTCGGCCTGCTCCTGGTTGAGCGTCTGGTCATTTTTCAGTATGCCGCCGGGAATCGGGGCTCGCTGGCCGAAGAACGAGTTGGCTGTGTCCGTCGCGTTCCTGCTCATTTCGAATTGGCTGCGGAACTGGGCGATCGGGTTGATGCCGCGCACGGTTCCGGTCACCGCGAACGCGGGAACGTGCAGCATCAATGGGGTTCCTGCGGGCTGGGCTATGCCTAGGGGGGAACGTATCGCGGGAATCTCGACGCCGTTGACCCAGTATCGCGGCCAATGGCGTTGCGAGGAGGAGTCGATGTCCTGCACGGTCACGTCGCTGCGCGGCACCCAGTCGATCTCGCGCACGCTGCCATCATCGCGCCTCCATACGATGCCGTACGCGTTGCCGTGCAGCAGCAGCTCGACCAGCCCCTGATGGATCCAGTCGAAAGCGCTGAACCGGTCGTCCGGCGTATCGAACCATTCCGGGTCGGGCAGGCGCGAAGGGGCGCTGCCGGTTCCAGCGGACTGCCACAGCCCCCAGGGCAGGGAGGCCACGCCGTCGGCGATGAGCCTGACAGCGCCGAACACGCTGGCGACGCGCAGCACGTTGTCGCCGCTGATATCAGTCCACGGCGAGTCCGGGCTCCAGCTGTCGCCGAACACTGCCTGTCCGTCGATGCTCCGCTGCTGCGGGCCGAACAGATTCTTCCAAAAGCCCATCGCGGAGTCCCTTCGATTGGTTACCAGATGCCGGAAAGCGGGTCGTACCCCCAGTCGGGCATGTCCTTGGCGAGTGCGCGGTGCGCGAGTGTGACGGCCATGAGCGGCGTGATCTCTTTGAGGCTTTTGCCTCGCGCCCATCCCCAGCCGTCGCCGATCGGGCGTCGCTGCGCCACGGACAGTGCATCGGCGAGCTCGGATTGGCCGAGCAGCGCGACCTGCTTGTTGAGGATCGCGTCGTACAGGCCTGGCGCGGCCACTCTGATCTCGGATGCTGGCAGCGGCTGCGCGTCGATGCCGTTGGCGGCGAATTGCGGGGCGAGCGATCCGACGGTCTGCCAGTCGAACCATGTTCTGCCGCCCCATTTGCCGGTGAGCTGCTTGATGCCGTGCAGGTGCAGCTGGTCGGATGATGGCCGGTCGTCGCCGTCGATCACCCAGTCGGTGCCCGGCCCGTGGTCGACGATCTCCAGGTGCACGATGCTGTCCGCGCGCACTGCCGCCACTGCTATGGATGCCGCGGAGCGGTCGGGCGCGATGTCCACACACCACACGAGGCTCGTGCCCTCGGGGATCGTGGAGTGCGGATCCGTGCAGGCGGAGACCGCGTCGCGCGGGATGGGCCAGTCGTCGGTGCTCTCGTCGGGCCAGATGTTCAGGAACGAGCGTTTGAACAGGGAATGGTTCTTGCTGGTGTCCTGCTCGAGCTCGTCGGTGATCTTGCGGATGGATTGCGTGTAGCCGAGCGCGGGCATCGTATGCCACCAGGTGAGACGGTCCATCGGGTCGGCGTCCGGGGGAGCGCTGTATTCGACGTACAGGCTGTGCGATTCCAGCTTCGACTCGACGCGGTTCCTTCCCGCCTGCATCTTCGCCCACAGAGGTGCTGAGCGGATCTTCGATTCGCCGACCGTGGAGAGGTACCAGAGCTGCGAGTCGTCGACGGTGATCATCGTGGGGCGCAGCGCCTTCTCGACCCGGTCATCGACCTGCGACCAGTATTCGTCGATGAATCCGAGGTCGTTCGTGCTGCCGTGCCCGGCGTCCTCGCTGGGAACGTCCGGCCACCATTGCGAGCCGGTCACGAAGTCCAGATGCTGGCGTCCGTTGGTGCGGTTCGGCTCGAGCTCGTATATGCGGTTCGGCTTGATGAGCTGGCGGAACGGGCTGGCCTGCAACTGCAGCACCTGCTCCTCCCATTTCTTGATGGTGCGGATGCCGTCCTGCGCGATGTAGACGATCTGCTGGGCGTGAGGCCACACGGATGCGCGATGCGTGTTGATGGAAAGCGTCGACGTGGTCTTGCCTGACTGCCTTGGCACCAGCACCACGATCTCGCCGTACCATAGGCCGCCTGTCTGCGGGTCGATCTCATAGGCCACGTCGAACAGGTCGCGCTGCCAGGGCAAAGGCTCGACGCCGAGCAGACGTGAGATGCGCACCAGCTCAGGGCCGCGCGTCTCCCTGCGCGGGTTTCTCGGCGTCATCCAACGCGGCGCGCATTCGCCGTCAGCCGGTTCCCCGGATCGCTGCCACAAGCGCAGCGGCTTCGTTGGATCCAGCATCAGCAGCCTCCACAACTCCCAGTTCGTGCAGCAGGTCGGCCACCACCTTCACCTCGTCCTTGAAGAGATTCGAACGTTTCGGGGCGTCCATAATCGTCGCCGCCGTCATGAGCTCCGCGAGACGCAGATCCGTGACCGGGTCACGCGGGTCTATCCTGCCGTCCGAGCAATACTGTTCGACCAGCTTCGCCATCTTCTCCACGCAGCCGCCCGGCACCCATGTGGCATGCTGCGGCGCATGCGTTTCGATGACTTTGAGACGATCCAATCGTTCGGATTCGGCTCTGCCGTGCGCCAGTCTCTTCCTGCGGCCCCTCGCATATGATGCGTTCGCGCCCCTGCATCTCTCGCACTTGCATCCGCGCCGGTAGCGTGCGCGCGTGCCATGCTCAGGCATCGTCATAGCCACCTCCAACATGGCCCGTGTCACGGGTTCGCGGGTTCGCTCGGGGAGAGAAAAAATGGAAACTGCGCGGGTCTTGCATTACGTGCTTCTTAAAAAATCGCGTGGCGTTCGCGGCCGATGGACGGCAGTGGGGCTACCAGTTGCGTGATCGAATGTGGTTTTGCGATTCGATTCGTTGAATTCTGTTCTGCTTCGCGCTGTTGCATCCGTAATGCGCTGGCTGCAGGTTGCCCATGGCCCACGTGCCCCCCAGTGACCTTGGCAGGATGTGGTCGATGCTCGGGCCGAGCGGGTGGCGTGGCCTCAGGCCGAACACTATCGGCTTGCCGCACAGGGCGCAGATGCTGCCGGGCGGGCACACGAGGCGCAGGAGCCGCTGGCGCTCCCTGCCGGTGGGCTCACGGTCTGGGCCGGGACGATATGACATTGGTTACATGGGTCACTGGTGCTGGAGCGCGGCCACGATGTCAGCCGTCGTGCTCTCGCTGGTAAGTGCCGCGATAGCGTCGAGAGCGCCTGCCGGCAGACTTGCCGTCGGTGCGGCGGCGAGGTCGACGTGCTTGCCCTGCCCATCCACGATGTCGAGGGTGACAGTCGCCTGCGTGGGATCCGCGTCGCTTGTGCCCAAAATGGCTTGCATTGATCTGTTACCGGCCATGAGCGGCTCCAATCGTCGATGTGTGTGGTTGCCGATGATTCGGACATATGCTGCTTCGTGCAGCAGCCCCTGCGGATATGGCGAAGCCCCGCGTCATCCATTGGGTAGGACGGTGCGGGGCCTTGAATGCCATCAACCGGAAAGGAGCAGAACATGTGGTCTTCTGTATTTTTAGCCACTTCTCCCACTGCAATAATCGTGGACAGTCGGGATTTTCGCAAGTCGTGGTCAAAGATTCTCGGCCGAATAGCTGACGCGCAGCGCATTGGCGCGGCGTGCGATGAGCGTGGCGACTCGTTGCAGCAGTGCTTGGCGCAAGGCCGATGTCGCCTGCTCCGGACTGGAATTCGGGGCAAGCGCAAGCCGGTACGCATCGCTGTACAAGTACTGCGGCTTGCCATCCTTGGATCCTATGGGCGCGAGCTTGCCGCGATATGCCCAGTGGCTGATGGTGTTGCTCCGTAGCGGCAGACCGCTGTCTGTGAATGCCTTGGCGATCTGGGATGCGCTCGCGGTCTGGCTGGTATCGAAGCATAGCGCGTGCAGCCGGTGGAGCTTGACGGTGAGCACGCGCTGTTCGCGCTTGCAGACCGGGCATGTTACCCACTGGTCGTCCTTTCCTGCTGTCAGCGGTGTGGCGCACAGCTCGCACACGCCTATCGCCCTGCGCCGTTCGGGCGGGTCGAGCACATGGTCGATCTTGACGGCCAGTCGGGTGAGCGTGTCCAGGTACATGCCGGCGTCCGGCAGCCTGCCTAGACGCTCGTGCGCGGCGCAACGCCACAGGACGTCATGCAGTCCCATCAGCCGGGGCATTGTGGAGTCGAGCGCGTCCACGCCGTCCAATCGCCGGAGCAGCTCGTGCGCGGTGCTGTCGAGGATGTCGATCAGGTCGAGCACATCGAGCCTGATGGGCGTCTGCGGGGTGGCGAGGATGATGCGTGTGGGCGAGTGCCCGCCGGGATGCAGTGTCGCGTCGAGGCTGTCATGCAACGGGATGACGTCCGCGCCAAGTCGCAGGAGCAGCAGGCCGAAGCCCAGCTCGCACTCCGGGCACAGCATATACCCCACGTCGTCGAATGCGGCGCCGCACCGCTGGCAGTAGATCATCGCTTCCCTTTCCTCTTGCGTTTCCTTTTCTCGAGTAGTTCAGCCCGATGCTTTGCATACCAGCGCTGGTAATACTCATGCTGCTTCTGAGCATCTGTCATTCCCTCAGCGCTCACAGGTTCCAGCTCCTGCGACCGGCCGAGACGGCAAGCAATGACATAATCCCGGATATCCTGATCAGACCAGTCAATCGGCACATGCTCCTTCTCGCCGCTCATGAATGCACCAACGAACCACCGTCATCTCCGAATACAGGAGGCTGCACGAACAACGGCGTTGCGCTCGCAGACGGGGCAGGATGCTCGGCGCTCGCGATGATGGCTTGCACCTCGGGAACGGGTATGCCCAGCAGTCTGCCTATGGTCTGGTCATCGGTGTCGCGCTCATGCCAGTGCAGCACCATGTCTCGTTTACGCCGGCTGGTCATTAGCGCATCTCGAATTCGGGAAGCACTGTCTCTGGCTTGAGCACCACCTTGTAGTGGTCCTTGCTCACATGCGCATCGTCGACCTGCTCCACGAAATACGTCACGTTGTCGGATAGTCCGAGGAAGTGCTTCCTGTACTCGTCCTTGCCGGTCTTGCACGTGACTTCCAGTTGATGGTCGTCACGGTCCACGTGGATGCTGCAGTAGCCCTCGATGCTCAGGAGGTATTTGTCGGTGATGCCGTTGAAGAACACGATCTTGCGGGCGACCTTGAAGTTGTCGCTGTCGTTGCTCAGATTGTACGACGCGGTGCTGGCGTCGCTGCATCCGGCGAGCGCCATGATTGTGAGGGTGGCTGCGAGCGCTGCTAGTGGTTTTCTGTGGTTCATGATTCGTTCTCCCTTGCTTCCGTTAGGGCGCTGAGCGCCTCCCGCAGTCCTGATGTGTGGAATACCTTCGGCGTTGAGCCCAGTATCTTATGGCAGACGTCACGCAGTTCGGCGTCATCCAAATTGAGCGCGTTGCTGCGGATGCGCTGATCGTGTTCGGCCAATGACTCGATGGTGCAGCCCTCGTACTCGTATCGGACTTTCGACCACGTGTCCCAGCCGATGTCACCCATCCATGTATGCCCGTTATCCATGTCATCGTGGATTAGCAGACACGGGTAAATGCCGGAGTCCGGATTAGTTATCAGATAAGCGCCATAGCGTTCTGGCTCCGCCATGTCCTTGGTTATCGTCCGTATGCTCATTGCAGCGCCTCCGATGAAAGCTCGACATCGCTGTTCGCCACGATGCCTACGTTGCGTATCTGCTCGTCCCCGTACTCTGAGCTGAATATGACGGGATAATCCCCGAAGCCCCGTACCTCCAGCTCCTCCAGCTTTTCTGCCAGCTCATGCACCTTCATGATTCCTCCGATTCTGTTGGTTCTTCTATTGGCGTCCAGCGGCCGGCGTCGTCCAGGAGCACCCAGCCGTGGAGGGCGGTCAGGATGGGCACGTCGACGGGCAATGTGTCGGTGTTGCCTCTCACCAGCCATCCCTTCGCGTAGGACTCGGCCGGGTGGGCGTGGATATACCCGTGGCATCCCGTGTCCCCGGATCCGCACACGTCGATGACATTGCCGGGATTATGCAGGCCGGGGAACGAATGCGAGCGCATGCGTCGGTGATGCCTGCTAAAGGTGAGCGCCGAATACAGGCTTTTGCCGCATCGCACGCAGCAGCAGCCGTCCCGCTCGTCCACTAGCTGGCAGGTTTTTCGTGTTGGCTGGCTCATTCGGTGGGTTCCTTGATGATTTCTACCTTGTAGCCAACGGTTATGCGGATGGTATGCACCGGTGCGCTGAACGCCCCTAACGTGGCATGGACGGGGTAATCTCCGTATCCATTCGCCTGCGCGTCGTTCAGCAGTTCCAGCAGCTCAATTACCGTCATGATTGCTCCTTGATGTCTTGCTCAGTCAGACCGGTCGGCAGCAGCATGCCGGCATGCAGCAGACCAGAGATGATCGCCTCCGCGAGGTCGATGCCATTAACCAGATCCCAGTGGATAGCTCTGTTAAGCTCGCTTTCGGTATCGAACTCAGCTTGATCGGTGATGACGGCGCACACGTAGTCCTTGGCGGCGGTAATGGCTGATGTCTCGTAATCCGTGCCATCGATGACATGCATATCCGCTTTCGAGTCGTATCCCTCTAGGCCGTTCTCGCCTTTCCGGTTGACTGCCGACTGATTGAGGCCGATGCCTTGGATTCGGGCACGCTCGGCGAGAATCGACTCATACGCCTCCATGACGCGCAGCTGAGCGCTCAGCAGGTCAAATGACGATGCAGGCTCGAATTCGATCTCTCCGCGCTCCAGCCTGTGCAGCATCGACCGCAGTTTCGCCGCACGTTCCTTCACCTCGAAATACTCGGCCACTATGCGGTCTTTGTAGTCATTCATGATTCATGTCCTTTCGTAATTTTCCAATGCTTGTATTCGTTGCGGTATTTCGTGTGGAGTCTGAGCCAGCCGACATGCTCCCAGCTGGAATAGCAGTCATCCCAATCACGCGAGCCGTGGAACTTCACGCGCCACCACAGCCCGCAATCCGGGCACTTGGCTATGCCGCTGCTCAAGCGCCCTATCGGCGGCAGGTCACATGCTATGAGACCAGTCATTCCGTCACCTTCTCTCTGCTGTCCTTTTCGCCTGGGATGTAGACTCGCAGCCACTCACCGTCGGCTGTCGGCTGCATGAAGGTGCCGGCCCACCCCTGCGCCTGGCAGAAATTCACGAACGCCTGCAGGCTCCTCACTTTGAAGTCCTTGCGAATCAGCATCACCGTATCCGGGTCCGCGAGCGCCTCGTACTGGGTCATGTCGCTTATGATTCCTCCTTTTTTGGCGGGTTGCGGTCAGTGCATTCGATTTCGTAGATGCCGTCGTATTCGCTGCTTTTGTAGATGTGCTCATGCGTCCACACGGTGATGTGCGGCGTCTCCGGGCATGTGCCGATGTTCGCCGTGTCCCAGTCGACGGGGATCAGGCATGCGTACGCCGACTCGTCATCCGGATTCCGGCCCACGACATCGGCCCATGACTCGCCGTTCGCCGTCAAAGCCGTGTCGAGCAGCGCATGCCACGTGGACACGCTCGCGAGCGCATGCTTGGCAGCGTCTTTTCGCTCATTGATGACTGCTTCACGGTCGATGTCCCATATGTTCTTCTTGACAGTCATGATTGCTGTTCCTTTTCGATGTGCTGGTCGAGCCAGTCCCTGAGCGCGATCATGTGCTCAGGGTCGAGCGTGAGCTGCACGAAGGCGTCGTGGCCGTATCCGGCGTTGACCAGCAGGCCGGGCGCGAGCTTGCGGTCGGTGAGCGCGATGACGTTCAGCCCCTGCTGGATGCGGATGTAGTCTGCGCCCAGATGGTCCTGTCCGTAGTCGGTTCTTGCGGTTTTTATCATTTGGTCTCCTCCAATACGTTGATGGACCTGTAAACGGATTCCTCGAGTCTCATGACGCCGTGCTGGGGCTTGTACATGACGACGGCGAGCCGGTCGGCGTCGAATATCACGTTCTTCTTGGCCCGCAGCAGGTGGCTGTCCAATGTCGCGCCCGATCTGAGCTGGCCGATGAAACGATGCCCGTCCAAGTCGAGCGGCGTCATGCGCTCCCAGTCGATGCTCCTGCTCACGTTCATGACATGTCCTCCTGTGCTGAGTCGCTCTTTTTGCGTTTTCTGGCTTGCTTGCATTGCTCGAGGATGCGGGCCCGGTGCTGCTGGTAGTAGCGGTGGTGGTATTCGCGGTCCTTCTCCATGCGCTGGCGCCTGACAAGGCTGACCGGCTCGGGCGCGGGGCGCTCGGCTTTCAGGTCCCACCGGTCGGCGCGCATGAACCTGATGGCCGGGTCCGCGAGCGCGAGGCTGAGCAGGTCGGCCGGGTAGTGGCTTGGGCCGACGCCCGTGATGGCGGGCGCGCGTCCGGTGGCGGCGGCGAGGATGCGGCCGTTATGCTCTCTCATTTCCACTTCCTCCCCTTGCCGCTGGGCGCGGTCATCGGGTGCTTGGTGATGCGCTGGTAGAGGGCGATGTCCCTGTCCAGGCAATGCTTGGCTCGGTGGTCGGTGTCGGGCAGGCCGTCGGCAAGGCGTTGGAAGCTTCCCGGGTCGCTGGCCTCGATGGCGAGCCTCAAACTGGTGAGGTCCATGCGCTGGTGGTGGATGCCGGGCAGCCGGGTGATCTGCAGGAGCTGGGATTCCAGGAACGCGATGTCGAAATGCACCGAGCTGCCGGCAGGGTGCAGGATCCATGACTCGTACACGGCGAGGAATCCTCGCATGCTCTCGCTGATCTGCTTGATGCTCCGGTCGACACTGGTCATGTCGGCCAGCAGCCCGTTGGAAGCGTGGGTTTCGAGCGCCCACCGGCTGAACAGCATGCCGTCCG